CTTCAGTAACAGGGCCATTGCAGCCCTGTTCTTGTAGACCTTTGAGGCAGGCTAGTACTCCATATATGACAAGTGTTTGTTCTTCTCTGATAGCCTTAACATCGGCATCATGTTGGGTGTGTAGTTCTGCGATCTCTTTGTCTTGCTTCTTCTGTCGGTCGAACCATCTAACACCCTTGGCAAACAGAACTACAATTGCTACAATGGCTGCCAGGCCAGAGCTTAGGGTGATGATATTCTGCCATGACAGCGTTACGGTAACTTCACTCATTTCATATGACTCCTCTTACTTTAGAACTCAGGCAGCGAATACTGTGCATCGGTGTAGATACGGCCGCCGCCACTCGTGGTATACACGGCGCCTCTAGCAGCTAGATTGCTGGAGCCATACGCCGCAGTGCTACCACCGCGGCACATCATACCTGCTGCATTGTCAGAGCCAGCAAGAGTGCTACAATAGAATCTACTGCTAAGGTCAACCATGATGCCGTAGCCAGAAGCGTTGCTACAAGAAACACCATTAAGCGACAGTGTGCTGCCATAGGATACGGTAAGACCGTTTGTGCCGCCAGTTATACGGAGACTGCCGCCGCCTATAAGGGCAGCGTCATTAACAACGAATACAGCAGAGCTCACAGCTAAAGTTACATTAGAAAGCGTAACGCAGCAGCCATCTACACGTAGGCCATTCAAGTTTACGGTCGAGCCAGATGAGCCAGTTAGCGTAATAGGTCCATCAAAGCCAATTATTTCGACAGACTCAGAGTATGTACCGCCTGCGATGCTTACCATGACGGACTTACCATTAAGGTTCTTAGGTAACACGCTAAGCGCCTTAGAAATCGTTCTGTAGGGTGCTGCAGTAGTACCTGTACCAGAACTGTCGTTACCGGTGGGACTTACATACAGCACACGGTCAGTCTGCATGCTAGAGTTGTACAGCTCAAGGATGTTGCCTTCAATTCGATTGAAGTCACTGTTACGCACGCCATCCTGTGGCGTCCAGTCGATTTTAGGATTCTGCCAAGACATTGTATCACTCCTTACGTGTTGATATCAGCGGTACCCGTTAGGGAACCATTCCAAGATAGTTGATGACGACGAATGTTGTACCTATTATCTGGCGCGATACCATCTATAAGAAGTATCGGGTCATTTATAGTTAGTGAAATATCACCTCGGTACTGTACAGTAGCGTCGTATCTGTCCTGCTCAGACAGAGTAAATATTCTGTCTATTATCATAGTAGCTAAGCTGCTATTCTGAATAAAATCAGCAGACACAGTCCTACTGACTGCACCATTGACTCGGATACTGTCCTCGTCACGTCTGGTAATTGCAGACGATGTAGATATATCTACTGCCATACCGGTACAATTTATACTGCGTACAATACCAGTACCGGTGAAGTGGAAAGTTATACCCCACGAGTATACTTCATACGTGTAAGATACAGCACTGTCCTTATCCATGCTAATAAGAAGATCAGACACGTACGGGCTACCGAAGTTTAGCGTTCTAGTAGGCGAAGTAGCTACATTGAATGCTAGCTCATCCTGCGCCAGGCTGGCATCTAGAACAAGCTTTGGTACACCTACATTGACGGTAACAATATTAGGCACAGTAGTGAACAGAGATGTATATTCTTTACTTATAACCGTGTCGCTATCACGCCAGCTATCATAGTAATAGTCTAGGTGTAGTTTCTGCGGCGCGGCGCAGATGTTACCATCTCTATCACAGTAGATATGCATAGGGTACGCCTGGCTTATTTTACGCAGCGCCGCTGTATGACTAGCACAAGCGAACCAAGCGTAAGGAATGATTACATTGTAGAGTGCCGGGTCAACTTTCCAAGTTATGAAACTCAGTGTAGATTTAGCATCATTGAGCACGTAATCTACAAGCTGACCGATAGACTTATTTACAAGCACCTGATGATTGGTAAACGACGTAGTGTCTAGCAAACCGATTGTATCGAAGCCGACTACTGTCGCAGTTAGACCATTAACAGGTACATTCCATCTATACGACCAGTAGGTGCCTTGCTTATACCATTCAATAACGCCAGGCGTTATCTCAGCGCCGAGCCACGGCTCTATCTTACGATTACGCTTCAGCTGGCTAGCAACAACCTGATTAGGATTGTTGAAGTAGAACGATCGGTCACTGTTGTCAAGGACGATAGTAGTGGAATTAGCAGAAATACCACCAAGAGCTTCTACACTGTCGTCATACGTAAGCTCTTCAAGAGTGTCAATGCTCATAAGAGAACTTCTATCTTGATAGCCTTCATACAGCACAGTAGAAATAATGGGTATTTCAAGAATCGCAACAGCATAACCAGGTACTGTACCACTCTGAATCCTTACAGTAACAGCTACTACATCTACAAGAGCTTCATCAGTAACCTGAACGGAGCTGGCTGTATTACCAGTGAACGTTCTTGTAGTAGTCGTACCATTCTCGTGCTTAAACTGCACAGTGAAGTCCTTAGCGACGCAGCCATGAGAGTCATCAAAGAAAATCGTCAGGGGCAACACTGGCCTACTGGCGAAGTTGATCGTAACGTATGGCTCATCAGCAAACACGCCGCTGGCATTACTGACGCCATCAGTGACCCAGCCAATCTGGCTTCGCTCAGACATTACGCTGTATTCGCCACTTAGATCGTTGTCATACAGCGTGAAGTACTTGACGTCAGTATCAGGTTGCGTGACAGCATCTATAAGCTGATCAGGATTACTGTTATACGCCGACATATTAGCCTCTACTGTCGTCTCAGTTTCAAGCAGAGGGTCAGCGTATGTAATGTATACCTTGCCATAGATGTGCCTAGACGGAGCCTTCATAACAGAATGAATGTTAGTTAGTGCTGCTTCGGCGATGTGACGAACCTTCAGAGTATCTTGTGTAGGAGCAATGGTATTATGAATGCTTGGGCGATCCTCCGCCACCGCAACTATAAGGGAATCTTGCCTAATGACTTTAATGTCAGTAGATGCAATAGCTATCTCACCAGCGTCGGGACTGACGTTAAGAGTATCTACTCTCTTGACATAGCCTGGATTATACACGTTGTATATTCGTGCTACGCCGGCAGAGCTTATATCTGTTATAGTTACCACGTACTTAGTACACGTAAGCAATGCAGGAAAATACGCGATATATACTACGTCAGTGTTAGCCGTCTCAGTTATCGTATGAACTAAGATGTCGCCATTGTAGAACTGAACGGTAAAGGCGGTTGGGTAACTATCATCACTGCCAACAAGTCTGAAAGCATTAAGCTCAAGATTCTCAGTTACAGTAACTACAAATGGCTGAGAAAGCTTGCCGCTTCGTCAGCCACAGAAGTTCCCCATAGACCGACATCGCCGCCGATTGGTACGTAAGAACCATCAAGCACATTATCATGTAAAGTAAAGTACTTATTGGAATCTACAACCGAAACATCAGCTACAAGGTTGGACGCGCTGGAGAGAGGTGTCGCATAGTTATATTGATTTGCAACATAAGGCATTATACGACACCTCCTTTATTAGCTTCCGAGTGCAAAGGTTATCTTTACCTCAAGCACCCAAGTCTGATTGCTCTGCTTGGTACCATTACTTTCTACAACGCGATTAAGCATCACGCCGCCGCTAGCAGCATTGAAGATACCCCACTCGCTCCAGGCGAAGTTTGCTTCACTTGGATTGAAGGTAGTTCTAAAAGTTATGGAGGGCGCCGCAAGAACTGGGTAACCAGTGTCCATGGCTTTGCGATACTTGTTAGTACCCACAAGGTCAGTCTGGCTTGCTGCAAACGCAGTCGTACCATCACCAACACCAAGCCTTGCATTAGTACTATTGAAGAAGGCACCTTGACCAACAGCGGCCTGGGCCAAGAAATTTATTCCTGCGTTTGTGAGTGCCATAGCGCCTCAGCCTCCTTTTCAGTTAGCTCAACTTCATGCTCCTCAACGCCTATCACGTTACCATGCTCATCATACTTGGTAAGCTTGACAAGCGCTTTAGCTTTTAACTCAAGACCATCAGGCATGTTGTATCTACTCACCTTTCTATAAGGTTAAACGTTAGGTTCTTCCAGACAGCATTACTGTTGCTCATGTAATGCAGCTCAGCAGGTATAGAGCCAACATATACAGTAGCGCGTTTCATAGCGCCTCTATCAGGATATTCAAGAGTGAAGAACAACGCGTTACTGTCATATATTGCAGCTAGAATATTTTCAAACTCTTCCGCAGATATAGCGTCGTAAGTGAAATAGAATTTCAGCTTCTTAGCTATCAAATCGCCAACCATGTCGGCGTTAGACAGACGTTCCATAGTAGTTACGTTGTATCTTTCAATCTTGAATGTTGAAGGATTCTTTATAGATATACCGTTTATAACGAATGACACTTAGACACCTCCTTAGGCAGGCGCTAAACCACGACGGGCGTTTTCTTGCACCTGGATTAATTCGAACTTTCTATACAGCTGCTCCAAACCACGCTCGTCAGCTACAAGAGTGCCAACGTACATAGGAGGCAGACTATTATTGTTAGAGCCGGAGGAGCCAACCATAGTCGGTAGAATGTTCTGCAGTATGCCATTAGATACCGCATCAGCGAATGGGCGCATTGCAGAATCATTTTCTAGCGGAATAACCGCCCCGCGTCTGTTACCCTCAGCAATACGAGCAATCTGCTCTCTGCTTACGATGCCGCCAGTAGCATAACCAGTAAGGTTCTGAGGCATGGGACCAATAGGTTCTTCGTACACAGTAGAAACAGTTACCTTTTTACTCTTGCCAGACCATAGGTTATCCCACCAAGTACTTATAGTAGAGCTTAGGTTAGTGAACCAGTCACTGATATCCTGCCATAGATTCGAGAACCAGGTCTTAATCTTAGACCAGCCAGAGGACCAACCATTTTCGCCGCTAGGGTTCCACAGGCCATTCCAGACATTCTTAACGCTTGTCTTAAGGTTGCCGAACCAGTCACTTACGTCCTTAGCAAGGTTAGTAAACCAGCCGCTTATCTTACTCCAAGCAGTAGACCAAGCACCCTCACCGGTAGGATTCCACAAGCTATTCCACAGGGTCTTTACGCCTGTCTTTAGGTTGGTGAACCACGTGCCAATGTTAGTTATGCAGGCACTGAACCAGCTACTGATCTTAGACCAAGCGGTTGCCCAAGCGCCATCACCAGTAGGATTCCAGATGCCATCCCACCAGGTCTTTATGCTAGTCTTAATACTGCCGAACCAAGTGCTTATATCGCTCCAGGTAGCGGAGAACCATGTAGATACTTTAGCCCAGAAGGTTGCCCACTTACCATCAGTTGGGTTCCAGATACCATCCCACCAGCTCTTTATACTAGTTTTAGCATCACTGAACCAGTTGCTTATATCAGTACCGGCATTTGCAAACCAGTCACCTACGCCCTTCCAGAAGGTTACCCACTTACCATCTACTGGATCCCATATGCCTTTCCACCAGTTGCTAAGATCAGTAGCCTTAGAAGTGAACCAGCGACTCATAGCTATGGAAGCATCATTGAACCAGTTAGATACTCCGTCCCAGAAGTTATTCCATCCGTTTGCTACAGGATCCCAGGTCTCTTTCCACCAGTTTGCAATACTTTGCTTAAAGCCAACCCACCACTTGGCCGCGCCAAGGGTGAGACCACTGAACCACGAACTTACATTAGTCCATAGCTCATTAAACTTTAATGCAAGAGCCTCAGAAACGTCGTTAGTCTTAAAGTACTCAGTAATCATAGCACCGAGGGCGCCAACGCCAGCACCTATAGCAGCACCAATCTTAGCACCAGGCAGGGCACCAATGCCACCAGCAAAGGCGCCTACAATAGCGCCAAGAATCATGCCTACAAAGCCACCCCAGAAGGCACCAGTAGATGCCGCGCTAACACTAGCAAATAGGCCAGATAGCTTAGAAGACACAGACTCCTCTGCATCACCAAAGATTGCAGCAACAACGCCACCGATCATGCCACCAAGAGCAGCGCCATACTTAGCACCTGTTAGAGCGCCGGCAAGGTTACGCGTGGCAAATGCACCGAGAATCAAACCAGCAAGACCACCGAGCAAGACACCTTCAGCGCCGCCCCACGCTATCATAGATATCTGCTTCTGTAGCTCAGAGGAGAAGGAACCGAATATGCCGCCTATTACAGAGCCAACTGCAGTACCAACCTTTAGGCCAAGGTCAGCACCAGCGAGTGCGCCAGCGAGAGTCTTAGTAGAGAACGCACCAATTACGAAACCAGCTATGGAGCCTACAAGAGCACCCATGCTGCCGCCAACAAGTATACCTTCGATGGCATTACTCATCTCTTCGGTCATATCAGCCCAGAAGGCACCAATGCCACCACCTACTAAAGCACCGATACCAGAGCCCCACTTAGCGCCTAGCAAAGCGCCGTCGAGTGTCTTAGTAGCAAAGGCACCAACGACCATGCCTATAAGGCCGCCTACAAGCGTGCCACTTGCAATACCAGCGCCGATCTTAAGCAGTGATCCTTCAGCTTCTTTATAAGCATCAGTCCAGAATGCAGCAAAGCCTGCACCAGCGATAGCGCCGAGGCGTGAGCCCCACTTAGCACCAGTTAGAGCACCGGCTATGCTGCCAGTTACAAAACCACCAATAACAAAACCGGCAAGGCCACCTATCAGAGCACCCGTGGCACCACCACTAGCGATAGTCTTTATAGCGTCCCACAGATCACCGTATAATGCATTAACAAAGTTCTTAGCATAGCTACTGAGGTCAGGTATCATGCCGCCGCCGGCACCACCAAGACCTGCTAGGCCGCCGGCAATATCGCCAAGGCCAAGATCCGGCGTGCTTATACCACCGCCACCACTACCTGTCTTTTCATTAAGCTTGAAGACTTCATCGAATGATAGTAGACCAGCAGCAGCCTTCTTAGCAGCAGAGCCCGCTCCTTTGACAGCTTCCTCAGTGTCCTCGGCACCGCCAGACATAGCTTCCCAGAACTGGTCTGCATTAGCGGCACCTTCAGACATGGCGTCGCTGGCCTGAAGAATATCGTCAGATACAGCGCCACTGCCACCAGAGCTGAAGGAATTCAGAGAATTTACAAGCTTAGAAAACGCATTGTCAGCCTTATTAGCGCCCGCAGAGAAACCTACAAGCGCAGCGCCAATAAGGACAATCATGGTTAATATAGGATTGGCAAGTATAGCCTGTGCGAGGAAAAGAACCGCCTTAGCGACACCTACAATCGCAACACCAACGCCCTTGACGACCGCTGCCGCGAGGGCCTGCATCCTGAAGAGCGCCCACGCTCCAGCAGCCGTTATAAGAGCCTTGGTAAGAAGATTGACGAATGGTACATTGCTATACATTGTCTGCGCTACGCCGATAAGACCACGCAGAACAGCATTAAGCACAGAAATAACTACGGTCAGAATATCTACAAGGCCACCAAACATTTGCTTTATGAATGGCCAGCTTGTTTGCACTGCAGCAGCGATGGAATAAATCAGATTCTTGATGCTAGCAAGCAGCAGACGTATGCGTTCCTGAGTGGCAGGGTCAGGCACCAAGTGCTCGAATATGCCGCCAATACCAGAAGTGGCATACACATCGCGGATACCGTCGAGGGCATCAGCAACGTACTTAGCAAGGGACTTGTAGAAAGTGGTGAATGGCTTAAGCATATCAGCACCAAGCACCTTTAGGCTATCTACAATTCGGTTGTTAAGACCCTTAATGGTAAGCATAGCAGAGTCGGCCACACCACCAAACTGCTCATTAGCATATGCCACAATGGCGTTAATGACATCTGCAGCAGGGAGCTTCAGGTCACTTATACGACCAAGCTGCTCGCCAGTGAGACCCATCTGCTGCTGCAGAATATCATCCATTGGAACATAAGCATTAGTTAACTGTCGAACTTCTTCACCAGTTAGGAAGCCTCTGGCATTGATCTGGCCAATAGCAACGGCTAAGCGCTCAAGCGCCGCAGCGTCACCAGATAGAGTACCGAGGTTCGTCATGCCCTCAATGAGGAACATTAGATTCTTATATTCAACGCCATAGGCAAGCAGCTTACGCGCCATGCCCTCAAGGTCAGAATACTCGAAGATGGTATCTACTGAGAACTCCTTAAGGGTGCCTATGAAGTCGGATGCTATATCAGAGCTATTGAATAGCGCCGTATAGGAAGTCTGCGCAAAGTCGAGAGCAGTATTAAATTCCCATAGAGCACTAGTAGCTTCACTAATAGCACGAGTACCAGCATAGAATGTTTGAGAGATGACTATACCAGAGGTAATGCGGGCAATGTCCTGCAAGCTGGCACCGACAGTCTTTAGCTTTTTATTAAGGCTAGTATAGCCAGATATCATACGGTCGGCAGTACCAGTGCTAGCAGCGGCAGCAGAGGCCATGGAGCTAGAAAACTGCTGTACATGCCTACGTGCAGTGTTCATCCCATTGGTAAAGCGAGAAATATTCAAATTTAATTGCGCCGTAAGCGATGCTACATTAAAGGCCATTGCCTCATCTCCTTACCATCCGGGAATTTGGTCTATAAAGCCAGCCTGTGGTTGAGCAGCCGACCTACTACTACTGCCTGGTACACTATGCATCTTTGTAGTGATATCCTCATGTACCTTTAGCTGAGAGTAAAATTGACGTGGCGTCAATCTCCATATTTCTTTATCAGTGTAACACAACCATACTCTTCCGACATATACAATATATGGCCAATCCCAGCCGTCTTGGCTGGGATTAGGCTCAGATGTATTGTCGGAGGTTATACGTTTGGGAGCTCGTTACCTTTTTCAGGCATATCGTTGGAAAGGGCAAGACCCATCTTTTCAACGATCTGCTCCATACACTTAACGTCGATCAGATTTCCGACTTGCTGTTCGGTAAGGCCTTCTTCGAGGTGCATCAGGCCAGTCCAAAGAACGAAACGAACGGCCTTAATGCTGTTATTGTTCATAGCCTCGAAAGCGGCATCTACTGAGCCATAACGGTCTTCCATTTCAGCCATAGCATTGAGCGTGAATAGTAGCTCACGCTCAACGCCGTCACGCAGAGTAATACTGGTAATCTTTGCACGCGCATCATTAAGATTAGCCATGTTTCGGCCTCCTTATAACGGAATTGTAGTTTAGTTAGGTGGCAGAGACGGCAGGCAGCACCGGCGCATTAAACCAGGTCTTAACCAGGTCGGCCTTAGCACCCTCATGCTCTTCGTCCAGCTCGTACTTCCAAGGACGTACAGTCTTGCCACCGATAGCATAAGCGTAGTTCAGGCGGGTAAACTGACCATTGATGGTATCAGCCTGGAAGTTGATGCTGTCACCCTTGGTCTCGTTGCTGTCTTCGGGCTCAGTAAACTTGCCCTTATACAGCCACACGTAACGGTACTTACCGTTGGACTTCAGGGTGCGGAAACCAATGGCAACCCAAGGCGAGATGTCACTGTCACCAAAAACCAGAGCACCATTACCATCGATCGTATGACCAAGCAGGTCAGCCTTGTTCTGAGTAGTGAGGGCATTCTTCTGAATTTCAACCTCAATCTTACCCAGAGTAGAGGCAGTTTCCATGGGACCGTCGTCAGCAAACAGCGTTTCCTGAGAGCCATTGGGGTTAATGTTCAGCGACATAACACCAGGCGCTTTAACAACGGTACCATAGGCCGGCGCCGCATCAGGCGTATCTTCAGTGGTCATCGGAACATATACGAGATTGTCGCAACCAATTCTAGTAGCCATTTAGGACTCCTCCTTAATCGTAGTAGTTATTCCAAGGTTAAAGCCATAGTGAATCCTATCGCTCTCATCCTGTGAAAACTTATGGGGCACTTGCCTAACGTGGACTTGCGCCCATCTGTCAGGTGTGAAATCAATGCGTAGCGTTTCATCAGTTGGTACAAAAGCTTTATAAAGCTTAATAGCTAACCGATGCGCCGCCTCCGCACTTTTATTACGTACCACAATCTGCACTGATCTGTGAACTACATCGGTATATGGAGATACAGGATCTCCCTTATACTCATGTAGAGAAACGACGTTATCAGGCGTTTCAGGTTTGAAGTCCCTGAAGGTGTCTACACCGTCGCCTTCTACAAGACCGAGATTAGTTAAGTACGTAACCATGTCTTTTAGTAGCTGCATAACAAAGTCTCTCCAATCAATTGTTTAGTTCGCTACTGACATGCTTCATAACAGTTCGTGGAAAGCGCTCTCTAGCAAACTCTCGCACTGGGTCTTCAAGGAACTTAGCTTTGCCGATAGGATGGTAAGCTTTAAGGTCCTCATGAACAGCAACTACATACTCTGACGCTTTTTGGCCAGTCCTGGGATTAACGGGATCGCCGTTTCCGCCATAACCTACAACACCAGTCCAACCGTTACGGTAGTCACCAGTTATCTCATAGTATTGGCTAAGAGATAGAGTGCCTGTGTCATACGGCACCTGCTCAAGGCTCTTGTCAGAGATAACTTCACAGGCTTCTTGAAGAGCCTTTCTTGAGCCATTACCAACCTTAGTAATAGCCACGTCACATCTACGCTCGAAGGTTTTGATGTCTTTACGATTCATATTGAAGGAAACTCGCATTTAGACGTACACCACCTTTATGTCGGGCGCGCCTTCACGATAAAATGTAGAAATTGCCTGAACAGGCAAATCCTCTCCTTCAAATATGATATTGTCAAGCTTCGTAACCTTAGTGCTACCATCTACATACAGATGATTATGAGACACTACTTCGACACCCTGCCAATTACGCACTAT